AACCTATAGCTTTTATTTCATAAAATAATTTTGTTTTAGTGGTAGCCGAAAATCATTTTTGGACTATGCAAAACGAAACAATCAAATTAAAGGCGTTATGCCTTCGGCAACCGTGGGCCAATCTAATAATAACAGGTCAAAAGACAATTGAAACAAGGAAGTGGCAAACGAATTACCGGGGAGATATCCTCCTTTGTACATCAAAGAGGCCAGAAATAGAACCATACGGGAAAGCAGTAGCAATTGCAACGCTATACCGGATTGAAAAGATGATAATAGAACACGAACCGGCGGCAATGACAAAAGTTTACAAAAGAGCTTTTAGTTGGTTCTTAAAAGACATTATACTAATTGAGCCAATCCCGGTAAAAGGGCAATTATCCCTTTTTAATGTAGAAATAAACTGGGGTGAATTAAAATTTAAAGATGATAAAGCGTGACAAACAAATAATCATTGATGCAATCATAAAGCACTTGGAACAGGGCAGGGCTACTGAAAAAATATGTGCAGTAATTTGCAGTAAGTTTCAGTTTACTGAAAGAACTTTCTACAATCACTTCAAAATAGCGCAGATAGAGCATACAGAGCGCCAGCAAGCAATCAAAACTAAACTGGCAATAGTAGATGAACAAGCTGCAATTGATGCCCGCAAAAAGGCTATAATGACCGCAGAAGAAAGAAAGGAACTATTAACCTTAATTGCAAAAGGTCAGATCAAAATAAAGAAGCCGTTTGTTATAGCGGGCAAGATTATGGAATACCCGGCAGAGCCCGACCATTCCGACAGGATGAAGGCAATGGCAGAGCTATCAAAAATGGATGGTGATTATTCCCCCGTTAAGTCGGTAATTACCGGTGACCTTTCTTTAACATGGGTTGAAACAAAAACGTATGAAACTGACCAAGAAGCAAACCCTGGCGCTTGATATACTGGAAGATAATACGACTAATGAATTGATTTTTGGCGGAGGCGCTGGCGGTGCTAAGTCAGTTCTTGGCTGCTATTGGGGATTAAAGATGTCTTTAAAGTACCCTGGCATTCGTGGAGTAATTGGCCGGGAGACACTTAAAACCCTGAAAGAAACTACGTTAAATTCCCTTTTTTGGGTATTTCAGCAACAAGGGATTAAAACGCATCATTATAAATTCAACTCACAATCCAATATTTTTAAGTTTTACAATGGCAGTGAAATAATGCTTAAAGATTTAGGGCTTTATCCGTCCGACCCAAACTTTGATGAGCTTGGATCCTTGGAAATTACATGGTCATTTGTTGATGAGTGCAACCAGGTCGTAAAAAAAGCATGGGATATTTTACAATCCCGGCTTCGTTACCGATTAGATGAAAACGGGCTTATACCTAAACAATTGGGCACCTGCAACCCCGCAAAAAACTGGGTTTATTCAAATTTCTACGGGCCATCAAAAGCAAGGGAGTTGCCGGAAAATAAAAAATTTATTCAGTCGTTACTAAATGATAACCCGTTTATTTCTAAGCATTACCGGGAAAATCTGCTACGGTTAGATCAATCCAGTAAGGAGCGATTGCTGTACGGAAACTGGGAATATGACGATGACCCGGCTGTATTATGTGACTATGATGCAATATTGGATATGTTTACAAATGACCATGTTTTACCGGGGGAAGATACTTTTATCAGCGCAGATCTTGCCATGCAGGGCCGTGACAAGTTTATAGCAGGTAGTTGGCGGGGTATGATTTGCAGCGTTGATATTGATAAAGGCAAATCAACGGGTAAAGAGATTGAACAAGATTTAAAAGGTTTAATGGTTCGGCGGCTGGTTCCACACTCTAAAACGGTTGCAGATAGTGACGGGCTGGGTGCATACTTGGAAAGCTATCTTGAAAACATAAAAACATTCCACGGCGGGGCCGCTGCGGTTGACAATGAGTATATCAATCTAAAAAGCGAATGTGGTTTTAAATTGGCAGAGGTTATTAATAAGCGGGAAATTAAAGTGCATTGTACACAGGAACAAAAGCAAAAGATAATTGAAGAAATAGGTGTTTTAAAACGTGACAGGGTGGATGCAGACGATACCCGAAAGCGAATCATAAAAAAAGATAAAATGAAAGAGCTATTAGGGCGATCTCCCGATTATCTTGATATGTTACTTATGCGTATGTATTTTGTCGTTCAACCACAAATAACCTTTATTCGTTTGTAAAATTTATATTTGTTAGAAATATTCACGAAATGGGCTTAATTCAAAGGTTGTTTCCCGGTTCAAAGCTATCCGCCGAGGTCGAAAGTCTCAAACAACATATTACAACCTTAGAGCTAAAAGCCGCACAACCGGTAAAAGTTCCGCTGGGTTTTGTTTATAACTCATTCAGCAACTCATTCATATCCGCTCCGATATTCCAGGATGTCAAAAAGTACATTGATAGCGGCTTTAATCTAAATAGTACCGTTTATTCCATAATAACAACCACTTCAGAAAAATTTAGCTCAATACCTTGGATATTATACCGGGTTAAGAATACACAAAAAGCAAGGACCTATCGGGATATGACACAGGGATTTAGTGACAGCCCGGAATACCTGCGAAAGATGATGCAGCTAAAAGAGCAAGCATTTGAGGAAATTGATAACGATGGCATGATGGATTTATGGAACAATCCAAATAGCACTCAATCGGGTTCAGAGTTTAGGGCTGCTGCGGTCATGTTCAAGATGTTGACCGGGGCCGCTCCAATATGGGCCAACATGGGTGGAAGCCGGGTAAGGCCGCTTGAAATGAATGTACTACCTACGCAGTACATTCAACTTTATCCTGATCCAACCCTAAATAACATTGCCCGCATGACTTACAACATCACCGGGGCTATGATACCGCTAAACATGGAAGATGTTTTATACTGGAAATATAATAACCCAAACTTTGATATTACAGGCCAACATCTATATGGTCAGGCACCACTGAGGGCCGCCGGGGTTGAAGTTGATGCTGATAATCAAAACGTATTGGCTCAAAAGTTCATGTTTGAACATGCGGGGGTTACGGGACTGTGGACACCAAAGAGCGTAGATGTAGCCGCGGCAGCAAATGCTCAAGCCGATGCGCTGAGGCAAACAATGGATGATTTGCAGAATAGCCGGGAACCTGGAAGCAGTATAAGGCCGTATGTTAATGTGCCAATGGATTACACCAGTTACGGCATGGATAGCAAGGAAATGGATTTGGTAAGCAGCCGCAGGCTTTCAAAAGAGTTTATTGCAAATGTGTTCAACTTCCCGATTCCGCTGCTATCTTCTGAGGCATCGACTTTTAATAACGTAGACAATGCCGTTAAATATCTTGCGACCAATACAATTTACCCAAACCTTTGCAGCTACCGTGACAGGATGGCCAACGGATGGTATTTAAAGAAGTTCAATGTAAAACCGAACACCTACTACATTGATTTTGATTTAAGCATGTTGCCGGAATTGCAAGGTGACTATCAGAAGCTGGTTGACAGCCTATCTAAAATGGATTGGCTTACTCAGGATGAGAAGCGTGAGGCCATGAAGTACGATTCCAAAGGCGGGGCTTATGCCAGTGCTTACGTTAGTAGCTCACAGGTGCCAATTGAGTTAGCAGGGGATATGTCAGCAATACCGAATAATGGGACTTATTAAAAATAACACATAAAACACAGATTTATGAATGAAGAAGATTATAAAATAGCAATCGAACGTTACCAACGGATTAAGCACATTATAGACCATTTGTACGAAGTAAAAATTGAGTTAGCAAAGAAGATTTCTGAATATGAGGCTGAAATATGGAACGCTGGAATGCCGCCCATGACAAGTAAAGAGGCAAGGGAAAACATTAAAAACGGTGAATAAACGCAATTACTTTATAAAGCTGCAAAGGCAAAAAATTGCGTACGAAAAAATGTACACCCCGGAAATGTATCAGGCATTGCGTGAACAAAAGCAAACCGTATTAAGGCAAGTACGGGAACATGGGCCGCTCACCGCTTTAATCTACATTGACAAAATACCAACGGCACCACTGGAAGATGCTTTCCGCAGGCTTTATAAAAAGGTTGGTCAGAATAGCGCTGAGGCTGAATATTTAAGATTACAAGCCATCCCGGAACAGAAAGCCGGGTTTGGTTTCTCAATTGATTGGCTGGCAGATATTGCCGATTTCTTAAACGACTTCCTGCTTAACCGGGTAATCCTTCCAATGACGGCGCTAACGATGGAGCGGATGCGGGCTGTATTGACAAACGGCATTGCACTTGGCAAAAGCTACGATGAAATGGTGCGGGATTTGGCTGATACCGATTTGGACAAGATACGGGCCAGGCTTATTGCAAGAACAGAAGTAAACCGGGCTACTAATTATGCCTCAAATTTAGCCGCCAAGAAATACGGGTTTGTAACGGTTAAAGAATGGCTATCGGCAAGGGATAAGCGGGTAAGGGGTAATCCGATTAAGGGCCAACATGATAAAGCCGACCATTGGGATTTAAACGGGATGCAGGTAGCGGAAAACGAACCGTTTACAGATCCACGGAACGGATCGCAATTGATGTACCCTGGCGATAGCTCACTGGGAGCGCCAGCAGCATCCGTGTGCAATTGTCGTTGTCAATTGCTTAATATAGCGCAGCGGGATTTAGCCGGTAATTTGATTAAAAAGTGATTACATTTACTTCGATTAGTTAGAGTTTAATTGGATTTAATAATTACAGCGGCCTGCAT